AGTGGAAATAACCAATCTTAGCATTGTCAAAATGTATGATTTCACGATCTCCTACGTCTCTGAAACAGGCTCTAGATTCAACTAGAATCCCATTCCAGTATTTAACCTTTCTGTACGTCCTCATTGATTATTAATAAGATGTCATCAACAGGCACGATACCCACATTGATATCATTCTCTGTTAGAAAATTAGCTTTACTTGTGTTAAACTTTATTCTATCTCCAACTTTGACATCATTAACTTCTGGACCTATAGAAGTTACCAGACCTTCATCCCATACTTCTTTCGCATTGAATTCAGTGTGTAGGATTTTTGATTTCACATCTTTCCTAGAAAGAACTGTGAATTTTACTCGATCAAATAGTGGTTCCATGTGTTTTTTTATTTAATGAATTTGTTTGCAATTATAATTCCCAATCCTACAGATACAGGGATACCGATAATGGTTGTTGTCTTCCATAATATTTTTACATTCTCATGGTATACAGAATTTGCAATAGCCGAATTAGAGACATTCTCCAAGAAGATTTTATCGGTGATGAGCTGGTCATTTTTATCTTCCAACAATTTAATAGTTTCGTTAAGAGATTCAAAATTTTTAATCATCAACTCATTTTGCATCTCTAAGTTTCTCACCTTTTCAGATGAATTACCGTACATGCTTCTGTAGAAAGATTCTGAACTAATGACCTTGTTTAAAAGAACCAAGTCACTTTTCTTGATTGTAATTAAAGTATCCTGATCGATCAAGGCTGTCGAGCTTTTTGAGGTTAGCTGAGAGAATACTGTACTGTTTGCTAGCATTACTAATGCGATTAAGATTATCTTTTTCATAGTTGTAAGTTTTAATAATTTCTGTTTCTTTTTGTGTGATGTAGATGTACTCTACTTTTTTTTGTTGCAAGAGATTGCTAATAGAATCTCTTTGCCTGCTTAACTTTTGTATTTGAAGTTCGTTATATTTTAGTTTCTTATCTGATTGAGCCTTCAGATAATTTAGGCTTTTGATAGCTGAGTTGTTCCTATAAGCTTTATTTGTAACTATCAAACAATAAGCTAGTAATATAATTAAGCTAATTTGTAAGAGATTAATTCTGTTCGGTATCATCTTCTAATTGTTTTATATATTCTATAACTTTATGGTACTGATGCCAGTCTAAGTGGCATATCTGTTTGATGAGTTCCTCACAGTCTGACTGAGCTTTCTGATACATGTCCCCTCCCTCTATTTGAAACAATACAGAGGCGAGTAGTTTGTACTTCTTCTCAACGGCATCAACATATCTCTTTCCGATCATCTTGATTTCCTTCTCCCAGAATGGAGGTCCCATCTCGTCCGATAAAATTACGAAACAATTTGCGTGTAATACACTAGCAATTATCTGATGTTTTTTCTTATCTGTCAACATAGCTTATCTGTTTTTAATACGGTCAAGTAAGAATTTCTTGTAAGCGACAGCCTTTTCAAGTATGTTGTTAATAACATCCTCGGTATTTGACTGTAATGTTACAGGGATCAGAGCCATTTTAGCTTTGCCATCCATCCTTGGATCGTAAGAGATAAACATACCCTCTTTATTATTAGTGATAAGCATATTCATCTGCAACTGCCACCAGTAATTCTTATGAGCCTTTAACAGTTCAGCCTCATTCTCGATAAGGAGATTCTCAACGTGGTTCTCAGCGTTGTATGGGCATTTAACCTCAATAACTCCATACGTTGAGCATAAGCCATCGGGTGAGCCTCCTGCATGGTCTCCGTAAGCGATGAATCCAACCGACTCTACAGTAGACTCGACAAGTGATGAGTATAGTGATATGGCTTCTGCCTCATGATCAATACCCCAAGTTGTAGCTGCTGTCTCTGTAGTGTGTTCTATTCCTGTCAATTCCTCTGCGACCTTGGATTTGATGTAGGATTTTGTGGTTTCTGATAACTCGCCCCGTTCCCTAGCGTCTTTTGATTGGGGCTGGGTCATTAGCTTGTATATCTCGCTCGATGTGAATTTACCGAGTCTGGCATTGAACCAAGCTCTAGACCGCTGATCAGCGGCCTGTGCTTGTTCCTTTAATATCTCGTTCAATAGGTTATTCATTGTCTCCTCCTTTTTTATTTTTAGCTCTCGCCTTTTCAATTATTTCTTTCTTTTGTTCTGGGTCAATCATCACCGAGTCATCGGATAGTGCGGCCTCAAGTTCAACAACATTGGTTGTCTTGTCAAGGAGCCTCTCAATTTGATCATCGCTCATCTTAACGTACTCGACTGTCTTGTACTCTTCGTTGTCGATGTTGATTGCATGGTTAACCTTTTCTATTGAGTCAATTGCGAATGAGGATTTTGGAATAGACTTCCATCCTCTCTTTACAACAGTCTTACGAGCCATCTCCGCATAGTCAGTAGACCAAGGTCCGAAACCTTTTTTACCTGTCTCTGAACGCATCATGATGGTATCAATCTGTGGCTTCCACATTACCTCGAACAATCTCTCTCCATTGTGTAGTGTGAAGATGGCGTACACGGCTCTGATATCTGACACCTCGAAGGTTTCGCCCATCGGTACATGGTGAATGCTTTGAGCCGTTCCCTGTACAAGGTCAAAAATATCCCCCTTGTAAACAACTCCAGAAGATATCGACTTGATAATTCCAGAGTCAGCTATCAACTTAACCATGCCTTGATAAGATGGCATTAGCTTCGCCTGTCCTCTGAATGGAACTAAGTAAGCCAAGTTCATTACGGGGTTTAGAGATAGCTTTGTCAATGCACAGTTGTACACCGCCATCGCTATACTCTGTGGCTCAGAGTTAGCTAAAACAGAATTGTTGTTAGCGGCTTGAACGGCAAAGGACATTTCACGCATCAGCGTCTCCTCTCCTCCCATTAGTTTTATCATCTCTTCTCTCCGAGGTTCGATGAAAGGCATTACTGCCTGTTTTGTTATATTACTCATGTGTATAGAATTTACTTATTTGTGTTTGTCTGAATGACCACGCTAAATTACAAAATATTTTTTAAAAACAAATTATTTTTTGAATAAAAGTTTCTAACAACTCAATGTGTGGTTCGTGTTCGATTTTTATCTCTCGTCCATCCTCGCTGAATATTTCTTTTAACAGCTTTCTACGATCATCCACGTCCATCTTATGGAACGCAAGGTCGAAGGACAGGTAAGCCTTTTTATCATGTTTCAGCCCAGTCTTTGTTCGTATGGCATTTACCCTTTTATGAAGGGCGTCCAAGTACATGAACTTCTCTGCTCTCGTTTTGTAAGTCTTAGCTCTACGAGAAGATTTTCCCATTGTTCCTTTCATCTGTTCTTTCAATAGCTTTTTTTATGTTTGCCCATTCCTCAATGTCCGAGGATGTGAACTTTGGCTTACCATAAAACAAGGACAGCATTCTACCCCTGTCTTCTTTACTAAGATTCGGTCTGAAGACACTCAGCACCTTCTTCGGCACAATGTCTCTCTCGGCAAAGTAGAGAGTCCAGTTAGCCCTTATTCTGTGAATTGATTTCATCTCTTACCCTTTCTACTTTTGAACGTATTACATCTATCTCATCACAATACTCCAATATACCATCTATGAGAGCCATGACCTTTTCTGGATTCTTCAGAGGTCTCTTTCTTATAACAAGGTCGTGCATATATCTTACAGGAAGACCTTTCTTGGATGTTATGTATGATATGTTTAGTACGTCTATATTCTCCCTACAGGAAGAAATAAGGTAGTCTAAAATGTGTTTAGGTATATTCATGGCAATGTCTTATTTATTTGTTTCGGCCCCTTCCTCTACCCCCTTTTTACTATCACCTGCGGAAGCAGGTGATCCGCCTCTGATCCATGCAAGTGCCGTTTGTACTGCTATACCCAGATTCAATATGAAATAAATGTTGATGTACATCGGCTTGTTTTTCTTGGTTGTGAATATCTTTTCCATGTGTGTGTGTTTTAAAATTAGTCATATAAGATATAACTATTTAGTTAAGCAAATATAAAGCAAAAAAAAGGGGAATAAGCATACAGCCTATCCCCTTCCCTTTTAACCACGAACTAATAAGTTAAATTCTTCTCCATGTATCTAATCTCGGACGCATCGAAATCGTTCCAATCGTAGCCATCCGAATCAGATTCCATATCATCAGTGTATGTAGCCACCATGAGTTCTATTTCTTCGGTGTCTACGCTTATAACTCCATCCAAGAAAACCTTGATGAATTTATTACCTGCGTCAACCTCTGCTATCTGAGAGAATGACATC